GTCAAAGCATCAGAAAGCAACAACATTAAAGGCTCAATGTGCGCCTTATACAAACTCTCGTCAATCTGGAGAGCGTTAGAGTACTTAACATTAGCAAGACCCGTAACAACATCCTTAGGAACATCAAGACCCTGCAAAATGCGTTCCAAAACACGGTCCGAACGCTCAGCAAGCGCAGGGTCAAAAGAACGCTCAAACTTGAACTGCTTAATAGCATCCCCAAGCTCCGCAGGACCACGAATAATCAGAGGAACAACAGCAGAAGCAGACGACTCATCAGAAATAGGAGTAGTCATTGCATCAATCAGTTGCTCTTCAAACTCATCCTCCTCCTCCTCAGGAGTAGGATTCGTAATATCAACTTCATCCTCAAACTGCGAATCATTCTCAGGGCCCGCAGAAACAGAGAGACCATCCGGAAGATACAACGCACCAGCATTAAGGCGAGAACGAGCAGTCGCACGGAAAGTACGGTTCAACAAAAGCAGCTCCGCGCAAAGGTCCAAGATACCCTTCAAGCTCGAATCTGGCTCATCCGTAAACCGAGGATGCGAACGCCAAATACGACCGACAAAAGAATTCTTCGGCACAGCTACTGGGGCAATACCACCCAAATCACGGCGAGTAGAAATAATATACTCACCACGGCCATCAACCTTCAACTCATCAACCGAACGAATATCCCACGTCTCAGGCAACCCAGAACCAACACGCTCAGGAGTCTGAACCAAATAACACTCCCCCGCAACAAGCAAATTCACAGCAGCATCCCGAAGCAACCCAGCAATTCCACCATACGCAGAATCCAAACGAGACAAAGCACGCTGAGCCGCGTCAATCAGAGACGGGTCCAACGTATCCGTCGTCGTCACAGGGACCGGGGCATTAGCAGGGTCCTCAACAACAGCTGCATACAAGCGAATTCTTGACACAACCGAACCAACAAGACTAAAAGCGTACTTAATCTCCCCAATAGCATCGTAATACTCCCACGCCTCATCCTGCCACTGACTGACAGAAGACGACCTGCGACTCTTAAACTGTTCAGACTCCGCCTTATCCTTCAACTTAATCTGCACAGCAGAAGCAGTCAACGTCCTAGGGGTCGAATAAGGCAGAGAAGAAGTTACTGAGTCCTTACGGAAAACTGCCACGCCATACCTACCTTAAATCGCTAATTGTACTTGCAATGGCTGAGATTGCAAAGGGAAGACAAATCACAAGCATAACAGTACTACTTAGTATATATCCGAGCGTCACCAGTGTTCCAATCCACATGCTCGTACACCAATAGCAGGTAAAAAAATATCCGATATACGTAGTCTCAGGCGGAAATTTTGTAAAAATTTTTTCCCGGATTTTATTGAACAAAAAATCGTCCACAAAGAATTTCGAAATTCGGTAGGTCGCCGTACTCAGCACAACAAGTGCAACAAGAGTGATAGTCATAACAGTACTCCCTATTCAGTGGGGTCGTTTTTAGAATACACGGTCGTGTACGGATTCCAACTACGCAAACGAGACCCACACCCGCACGCATCATTACGTCGAAAAGCCAACTTTTTGCCCGACACAGTAGTCAAAAAGGACTCCTTATCCCGAGACGAAGACCGAATAAAACTTTCAGTGTCATACTTCTCCTGAAACACAACCCGAGGACCGTTGTCACTATCCGTCGCAATAACAATTTTATTCTGATACACAATAACCCGAGCCTTATCAAGATGGCGGGCATGTCTAGGATTCTGAGGCCCCGAAGACATAAGCTCAACAGATGTCGAATCATCCGCAGGAAGAATAGAAACATATGCGGGAAAAAGGTCATACTTAACGGACATCCCTGACCCTTCTATACATTGCACGGTAGGTGACGCCTGTAGCATCGGCTAACTCTTGGATAGACACTCCCTGTTCATGTAACTGCCGAGTTAAACTCGTCAACTCCCTGTTCGCCTGTGTAGCAGTATGAGACTCAGCAAAACGTGAACGATACGTGCGCGCAACAGGCCCAAGGGCACTAAGATGATTGACAGTAGGCGCATCAAGCCCCGGAGAGGGAGGACGTCGACGGACATAAGTCTTATCAACAGGAATCGGAACGCCATCCTCTACAGGGTACGGACCCGAAAGAACCCACGAACGGACAGTCGAACGGGCCCGACTGAGGGGCTCCCCGATAGCAGACAAAGTCCAACCCGCCATATACAGAGAATAACATCTAGACTTGAGGGTAGGCATGTCAACCTGAAGAGAAAGCAAATATGTAACCTCATCAGGGGGAATCGGCTGACTCCGAGCAGACCTTCTCATACCCCAAAGTCTACAGTAAAATTTAATACTTAGGGGTGGAAATGGGACAGTAAACCTGTGCTTCTGCTGTAGTATGGTGGAACAAACTCTAGGAGATACTATGGCCACCGAATTTAAAATGAGCATCGCATACCGACACTACATGCTCAACCTACTTGTCAAAAGTGACTCCCCCCTAGGAGAATTATCACTAGTTGGGATGCTTGTCGGAGACGACTACGACATCCTCAACGATGCAGAAAAAGTGTTGCACCTCGTAAACTTTGGCAGGAACATTGACAACATGCGAGACGCAAAAGTCGCATTCTCCAACTTCCTTGCAGACGGCGGAAGTGCGCTCATAGATGCAAAGATAGCGGGAGAAACGCCAGTCGAAGAACCGAAGAAGAAGAAGCCGACACCAAGGAAAAAGAAGGCGTAACTTCTTACGTACAAAACTTTTGTTTTAGTACCTTACGTTAAACTGCTTTTGGTCGCTGAGTTGGGAGCCATTGCTTTTTGCTGCGATTCGGATTGTTTCCTAAAAATTGCCACCCCCGCATGGATACGGGAATCCCCAGCCATACTACACTTCTAGCGCAATGTCAAGTCCATACCCAAAAACTCCTTGATTTTCTCTTGCTACCCCCCCTAACACTTTTTTCCTCCGAGCGCAACTATTTTCTACGGCCCCCGCCCCCCTGAGAGAGGGGTCTTGATAATAAAGAACGTAAAGAATGTGTGCAGCCCCCCCTCTTGTTCAAAGTAGAAAAAAGGCATCATTGATAGAGGGCGGCCACTTTTGACACCCCCCCACTTCCTGGAACAACATTTTCTGTTGAGCTTTAGGCCAGACATTGTCTCCAACATTGTCCTACCCCCCTCCCTTGTTGGGGGGCTTTGTGTTCCCCCCGCCATGATGGGGGGGTCTAGGTCTGCCCAGCATAAAAAGGTTTGGTCTCACGTGGGGGGTTGTTGTGTTGCTTAGTGGACATTGTTGACTTGACAAGTCTCACTCTTGTTTGAGGGGGGGTGTCGGGGCTACCGCCATAACGTCAAAGTCAATTGTCTATGTATAAAGTTGGGGAGATGTTGCTGGGGCCTGTAAACTTCTTGCCACTTCCTTGAGTCTTATCTGACTCTGAATGTTCCTGGACGCTTACCGCTTTCCTTGCTGTCGATACGTCTGCCCGCAAGTGACTTGGCGGTGAGCTTTCCTCCTACGAATCCTGGTGGGGGTTTGATGAGTAGTGCGGTAAGGGCGTGTACGAGGGCGTCTACTCTGTCGGGGGATTTCCCTTCGCCTGGTACCCACGAGGTCATTTGACTTTCGAGCTCCGCAAAATATCCAACGTGGTGCACCCGTGATTGTTCGTAGGCTAGGGTTATGGGTTCTGCCCGTAGGGCTTTACCGTATTTGGAATGTACTTCGAGTACGGTTATCTTGGGGTCGATTGTTTGTATGGCGTTGCGTACTAATGCTCCGCCTTGGTTGACTTCGGCGACTACGGGGCATCCCCATTTGCGTGCCATGTCTACTACTCTTTGTGCCCATACTGTTGGTGACCCGAGGACGCTGGCGTCTTCGAGTACCCATGATTGGCGTTTGTATAGGTCTCTTTCGGCGGTGCTTCCTACGACGACTATCCCGCACTCATCGCGTGGGCTTTCGGCTACTGAGGGGTCTACACCTACACACCTTAGGGGTGTGCTGGTGGGCATGACGCTTTGCCTTCCGAGCTCTATGAGTTCGTCGGTCCATAGTGCTCCTTCTACGGCGTCGAGCATTTCACCGTAGAGTTCTTGTGCTGCAAGTCTTGTCCCTGCGTACACTCCGGTGATGGCGCTGATGTACGCTTCGGATAGGTTGCCTGCGTTGTCCATGGTTGAGCCACGGGATATCCAGACTTTTTTTCCTTCGTCGGCTTCTTTCAACAATGCATATAGGACACCTACACGTTTGGGTGTGGTGGTTGCGAATATTTGTGGGTTCATGCCTAGGCGGGTGGCTACACGTAGGTTGTCCCATGATGTCATCCCTGCGGCGTCTGG